TGGGCCGGGTCGCCGCAGGGGCTCAGCAGCAGCACCTGCTCGCCGACCTCCGGCGCCCACCAGTCGATGTCGTCGGCGGCCCGCCGCGTCAGCCAGGGGATCCAGCCGGTGAGCAGCTCTCCGCTTTGCACCCGCACCCGGGCGCCGGAGTAGTCGGCCGCGGCCACGGTGCCGAGGCGCAGCAGGTTGTCCAGGCGGCGTTCCAGCTCGGCCAGGCGGAAGTCGGTGGGCTCGGCGTTCACGTTCACGGATCTTCCTCCGGCTCCGGCGGTCGGCAGACCGGGATATAATCGTCTTCGTGGCCGGCGCCGATCTCGGGCGCGAAGCCGAGGTAAAGCGATTCGGGCCGCACGCCCTCGGCGGTCCACTCGTCGGTGCCGACACGCACGGTCTGCTCCCAGGTCACGGCCTCCACGGCCACCATCGCCGTGTCGAAAGCCCTGGAATACAGGTTCTCCACCCGCGTCACCCGGGCCGGGCGCACGCCGGTCAGCCCGAAGCGCCGGCCGTCGATATGCCCCAGCACCTGTTCGGCCAGCTCCAGGGCCGTCACTGCGCGGTCGGCGCGGCCGGCGGCGTGGCGGGTGATGCAATAGGCGGCCAAGCGGCACAGCCAGTCCACCTCGCCGGTCTCCACGGCCCCCTCTCGGGTCGCCCCGATAAAGGCCGTCAGCACCGCCGGGGTGCTGATGGGCACCTGCACGGTCGTCTCGCCGCCGGTCAGTTGCCCGGCGTAGATATCGCAGGATCCCAGCCCGGGCAGCCGGCCACGCAGAAAATCCACCGAGGCTTGCAACACTTGTGTCAGGCTCGCCATCGGCTACGCCTCCGCCAGGTGCGCCAGGATCAGTCGCGCGGCCTCGTCCTCGTCGCGGGACGAGAGCCCGAGGAAGGGCCGGGCGGGGATGCCCGCCGCCTCGCGGCCGAACTGGTGCGTGGCGCCGTAGATCCGGTCCGTGCCGAAGAGCAGGGAGGACGCCGTCGCCCGGTAGCGCAGGGTGCCGGCCAGAACGTCGTCGAGCACCAGGATCTTGTCCCGGTTGCGCGGCTTGCGCGCCCGGTAGCGCTCGCTCAGCGGCGCCCAGGGCTCACCCGCGGGGCTTTCCTGCGCGTCGAAGCGCTCCTCGTGGGCCAGCATCAAGTATTCGCCGATGTCGTCCAGGACGGGGCGCAGGTTCGCCGCCCGGCGGGCCAGCCCGCTCAGCGCGGCTTCCACCCGCTCTTGCCCCTCGATGTCGATCTTGACGAATGCGCCGGACATGGGTTATCCTTTGTCCAACTGCTTCAGGCGGGCGACGCTGGAAACTTTCGGTGCGCCAGCACGAGTTCCCGCACAGGGTTCTTGGATGGAGGGACTGCCGGCCTCCCGCCCGCCGCTCATTTCACCCGCCCCCGAATCACCGTGTAACGCGTCCGGTCTTTCAGCGCCAAAGCCTCCGTGGTAAACACCGTGCGTACCGAGTTCACCGTGGCCTTCTGCTTCTTGTCCCAAAAGTCGGGGGCGACCACCACCTTGATTTTGCGGTCCGCCACCGGGAGCACATACAGCAGACGCCCGTCGATGTTGTCGTAAAGCACCGCCTCGGGCGCCATACGGGCCAACGCCCGCCATTGATTTTCAGTCAGCGCGGTCCCGGCCGCTTCGTGTCTTTCGGCTTTCTTGCCCGCCACGATGCGGTCTTCGATCGATATATCGGCCCGCTGCGGCAGGCGGTCGGCTTTTTGCAAAAAGGCCAACTCGGCCGGTTCCATCGCCCACAGCGTCACGACTCGGCCCCGCGGGGTCGGATCGGCCAGCACGCCGTCGATCCACCGGTCGTATTCCACGGCGACGGCTTCGCGGGCGCCCGCTCTCATCCCGCCGGCAAACGCGGCGGCAATCGGCGGCGGCCACTGCCCGACGCGCGCCATGACGGCCGTGGCCCGGGTGCGTCCGGGGCGGTACTCGAACCCCGGGTCGATCCCCCGGGGGACTTTCACCGTGCGCGGGCTCGGCCCCTTGGCGCCGACGATCTTTTCCTCCCACACCACCGGCGGAGCCTGCCCGGCCACCTGCAATCCCATGCGCTCCACGTCGGCCGCGGAGACCATCAGCTTGCGGCACTTGCAGCCCCAACCGTTCTGGGGGGTGTGCGTTTCCCACCACGGATCGTCCAGGGGCAGCACGGTGCCGTCCCAGGCCAGGTGCTCCGGCCGGGGGTGCTCGCTGCGGCCGTGGCGATAGAGCCCGTAGGGCCGGCGGCGGCGCAGATCCGGATCGGCCATCTGGGCCTCGCGGCCCGCGTTGTAGCTCTGGCGCAGGTTGGTCTCGTAGATCACCCGCGTGCGCCAGTTGCGCCCGCCCTTGTACTGCCAGCCATGCCGCTCCACGATGTCGTCGAAATCCTTGCGAAACTGCGCCAGGGTCCCGCCGTCCGCAACCACCTGGTCGATGGCCGCCAGCAAATCGCTCAACAGGTCGGCCTTGGCGGCCCCGGCCACCATGAAGGCGTGCTCGTGCTCGGCGGCGTACACGTCTGTCCAGGCGCGGGTGAGCACCGGGTGCTTGGCTCTGAAGAACTCGATCTGCTCATCGAAGGGCAGGCTGCCGTAGGCGGTTGCGGCCATCTCAATACCGGTCCATGAAGTCGGGTGAAAAAATTTTGGGGCGCGCGGCGATCCGCCCGCCGCCCTCGTAATCGCCGTCATCCGGCGGGTCGGGCGGTTTTGGCAGGCCCAGGGTAACCTTGCCCGCGGCCACGGCCTCCAGCACCTTGACCACGTCCTTGTGGCGCTGGGTGCGCGCCTCGGGGATCTGGTCCTTGCGGGCAAAGAGGTTGTAAACGGCCAGGTCCACGGCGCACTTGCGCACCACGGCCGGCACGGGCGCCAGCGGCACCGCGTAGCGCCCGGCCAGATAGCCGTCGATCAGCGCTTCGGCGTCATCGATGGCGGCGGCGGTTCGTTCGGCCACCGCCGCATCGATGGCCGCCTGGCGGGCCTCCTCGGTCTCGTACGTGGCGCCCCAGCCGTCGAAGCACAGTTGCGCCAGCGTTTCGGCCGGGATCTGATCGATCACGTCATCGGCGGTGCAATAGGCCACGTCATCCTCCGGGTCAGCTCAGCACCGTGGCGTCGCAGATGCCGGAGCAGTTGGGAATCGGAAACGGCTTGCTCTCGGCGATCAGCTTCCAGCCGCTCGGGTCCTTCTGTTGGATCGGCTTCACGAAGAATGGCAGTGGCTGGAGGTTGGCGTCCAGGTCGTCCAGGGCGCAGTAGGGCAGCTTGTGTCCGGCGTCGGTGGCGATCATGCGCACCACCTTGTCGCCCAGCACCGCCACCATCGCGCCGGTCTGGGGATTGCGGTAACGCTCGGCGCGCCGCTTCACCAAAAATCCGCCCACGTTGATTCCCCCCTCGGTGATCTCCACGCGCAGCTTGGCGGTGGTAACGCTGGCCTCGGCCAAACCGAAGAGGGTCTCGTAGGCCGTCTTGCCGGCCCAGATCTCCACCGTGCCGCCGAAGCCCTTCTCCTGAATCGCCTCCTGCATGGCCTGCAGAGTGGCGAACACGTCCTTGAGCTTGGCGCCGGAGGCCGCCCCCCAGAGTACCGACGGGGACACCGAAAGGATGGTGCCGTAGACGATCTCCCAAGTCTCGAAGCCGCCGCCCTCCAGCTTCACCGGCCATTGCATGGTGCCGGAGAGCGACACGGCGCACATGGCCTCCACGGTCTTTCTCACCGCGCGCCGCAGCGTGTCGGTGCGCTCGGCGGCCCAGGCCTCGCGGCCATTGATGCCCAGCAGCTGCAGGTTGTTCAGGTCCACCCCGGAAACCTGCTTGCTTGGCCGGATGGGCAACGGCTCGTAAAAGGCCACCGCCCCGGATTCTCCAGTGGCCGGAATCGACGGCGCTCCGCGACGCACCACCGGCAGAGCGTGGGCCGTCTCCAGGATCATGTCCGCGCCCACCACGGGCAGGCCGAGCTGCGGGCGGTCGGTGAAGATGGCATCCATCACCGGCGTCTTGAGCACCGGCAGCGATTTGAGGTATCGAACGATGGCGTCTTTGGCGAAAAGTCCTGCAATGTTGAACATGGCGTGTCTCCTTTTTGGCTATTCGGGCGATGCTTACGATGCGTAAATACCGTGCTTTTCCAGCCGCCCCAGCAGGGTGGCGTCCGGCGCCGCCTGGGCCGTGGCGCCAACCTTGAGCACGTCCTGGCGCACCAGGCCGAAGGCCACGTACTGGGCCGACCCGTTGCGGGTGGTGTCCACCGGCTCGTCGAGCACCCCGTCGATGGCCGTCACATAGTCGGCCGTCACGTCGACCCCATTGCCCACGGCGGCGTCGAATGTGACGGACACAGCGCCGGTGGCGTAGTTCACCGTGCCGCTGCCGCCGGCGCTCCCGGTCAGGCGGCCGAAGCCGTCATCGGAAAACGTCTCCACGCCGTCGGTCACGGTCACGCTGCCCGGTTCGGCCGGCGCGGCCGCCAGCGTGGCCGCGAACGTAACCTTGGAGCCGTCGCCGGCGCCGAGCACCTCGGCGGATACCTCGGCGTAGGGAATCATCTCGCCGTCTGCGTTTTTGGTGCAGACCAGCCCCATCGGCAGGTCTCCCTGGTCCGCCTGGACCTTGCCGGTGCGGATGATGTGCGGCTCACCGGCCCGCGCCCGTTCATCGTCTCGGCTGAATTCGCCGATCTTGCCGTCGATCGTCATGTCTCTTCCCTCCTGGATGGATGCGTGTCAAAATGTGCACAATTGTTCACATGCCCGGGGCTAGACGTACTGGGTCAACCCGGCGCCGTCGGCGTCGGAGAAGTTCCGTCCATCGGCCGAGCCGGCCCGCTCCTTGGTGGCCAACTCGCTGAAGATCGGCAGCTTGGCCAGGCCCTCGACGAAGTTCTTGAAGAATTCGTAGGGCGTCTTCTGCTGCTTGTCCTCGCCGAACTCGAACGTGGCCGCCCCGGCGTCCAGGCTGGCCATGAACTCGGGCAGGCCGGCGGCCATGCTCGGCGGCAGGCGGCCTTCCTTGACCAGCCCGTCGCAAAACGAGGCGATCTCCTGGCGTCGCCGGCGTTCGGCGAACTCGGCCTCGGCGGCCCGCTTGCCCTTTTCCTCCGCCGCCTTGGCCGCGGCGGCCACGTCGGCTTCCGAGAAGCTGCCGGCGGCGGGCGCCCCCTGGGGCAGTTTGTCCGGCAGCGCATCGTCCGGGACCTTGCTCGCGTCGATGCCCATGAAGCTTAAAATTCCCTTGAGTTGTTCCTTGATCGGCATGTTTCCTCCTTGCGATTTTAACGGTTCCGAAAAACCGGATCCGGTTTCGGCGGCGATGACGGGCTCCTCGGCCGGCGCCTTGGCCGCCTCGGCCACCTCCGAGATGACGTATTCGGGCACCACGGCGTCGGCGGCCTCCTTGCCGTCCTTGCCGATCAGCCACTCCCTCAGGCCGCGCAGCACGCCGGCCAAACCCGACAGCGCCCAGCGCGTTTCACTGTCGCCGAACTCGAACGTGGCCGCCCCGGCGTCGGAAAAACGCATCTCCGCAAGGCCTTTGACCGCCGGCGGCATGGCGCCGAGAAACCCGACATGGCGCAGCCTGCCGTCCGGGTAGAACGAGGCCGAGCGTTTGGGAAACCGCCGGTCCTCGACCATGCCGGCGAAGGTCGGCTCCACGTCGCGGAACTTGGCCAGCAGCACCTTGCGGCCGCCATCGGTCGCGGCCTTCACGCCGGCCACCCAGCCCCAGGCCGGCGCGTTTTCGGCCGGATGGCCGATCACCACCGGCGGCTCGTGGGTCTTCGGATCGA